TTATAGCAAAGAAAAGCTAATTGTGGACGATTGGTCTGAGAAACAATATAACGCATTTATCATTAATAAAGGATTATCCTACGGAGCAGATACAGTAATTCCCGCAAATGAGATGAATTCCCGCCCGCATCTGGACAAAAAGATGCAGTTTTCGTTTTTAATAAATAATATAAGACCTCGGAAAAGATTCAATAAATGGATAAAAGCCGAGAAGATTGAGGCGATAGAAGTTATAAAAGAATACTATGGCTATAGCACTGAAAAAGCACGTCAAGTACTCCCACTCCTCAATGATGAACAGCTAGATTATTTAAAAACAAAACTAATAAAAGGTGGTAGGAATGGCTGAAGACATATTTCATATTGATTATCCGAATTACAATCCGTTAGAAGTCAATTTATCACAACCCGATGATTTTTTAAAAGTACGAGAAACACTTACTCGTATCGGGGTAGCATCAAGAAAAGACAAAGTATTGTATCAATCATGCCACATTTTGCACAAACAAGGTAGATATTTTATAGTACATTTTAAAGAGCTATTTGCTTTAGATGGAAAATCAGCCGATCTAACAGAAAACGATTTACAAAGAAGAAACACTATTGCCAAGTTGCTTGTAGATTGGGGACTAGTAACATTGATTAAACCTGATTTGTTTTTAGAATTAGCACCGCTTTCTCAGATTAAAGTAATTGCCCATAAAGATAAAAATGAATGGTCACTACAAACAAAGTATAATATTGGTAAAAAGAAACAAACTGTAGACTATCATCCTGTATAAATAATTAATATCCCAGGGATGGGAACGTAAAAGAACTCCTCTACCTTAGGACGTTTAAAACCGACACAACGATATGGTGTCCCTGTATTCGGTACGCAGGACAACGCTACGCCTTCGGGGTAGTATTTTTATTAATCTCGCTTAATAGGAGAAACAAAATGTTAGCTTACGCAAACACGGCTATTGATGGAATTCAAGACGCCAAAATAAGTTTTCTGGACAAACACGTCACAGATACGTCATTCAAAGAACCCATGGTGGACTTTGTAGAAGCTCAAAGAGAATTCACTAAGCAAGTAGCTAAAACTACTTACCAAGTGTTTGATACCTTTGTAGATACTTTTATGAGCATATTAACAAGGGGGAAGAAATGACACTACAATTCTTACCAAAAGATTTCGATAAATTCTTTATCGGATTTGACGATCAGTTTAATAGACTATCGAAGTTACATGATGATCTAACTAAATCTATTCCAAACTATCCTCCTTATAATATTAAAAAAACAGGTGATAATACTTATGTTATTGAACTGGCAGTTGCTGGTTTTGCTAAACAGGATATTGAAATTGAGTTAGCAGAAAACACAATGGTTGTTAAAGGCAATATAGATTCTTCAGATGAAGATCCATACTTGTTTAAAGGAATTGCTAATAGAGCATTCACAAGAACATTTGCTTTAGACGAACAAATTGAAATTCGCGATGCGGCTATGTTAAATGGTATGCTTAAGATTTTCTTAGAGCGTATTATTCCAGAACACAAGAAGCCAAAGAAAATTGAAGTTAAAGATGCAGGTGAAGTAGTAACACCCAAAAAAGCTACAAAACAATTACTAACAGAATCTTCAAAAGAGATCTAACAGTAACGGGCCGAGCATTCGGCCCTTCGTTCATAAGACAAAGGAAAACAAAAATGGAATCAACACTTGCAGATTTTTGGGCATGGGTCAAAAAAGCCTTTACACCAGCATATCAATCAGAGATAGAAGAATATTTAGGGCAATCTACAGATCACTTTGATCTAGAAAATAAAATGAAATTATTAAGACAAAGGGGTTTAATATGAGACAGCTATTTAGGTTAATTCAGTCTATAAAAAATATGTTTATTGAAATAAAACTGTATAAATATAATAAAGATACACAGAAAATCCTGGACAAAACAGGTAAATAATTATTAGGAGTTATTATGACTATAAAATGTGTCAAGTTGCAAACAGGTGAAGAATTGATCGCAGAAACAGGTATGCTTGGGTCAAGTGTGAATATAATTCAACCATTTATATTACAGATGATGAAAGACCCAAATGATCCTAGCGGTGAAGTGCAATTGGCCTTATTTCCATATGTGCCCTATGTAAAAGAACATACTATTATGGTGGATGCATCTAAAATAATTTGGGTTGCAGAACTTCCAGATTCTATGATTGCTGATTATAAAAATGCCAAAAAGAAATTAGAGACAACTAGACAGTTGAGTCCTCATTCATCTCCAGTAAATATCACAACTACAATATGAAAAAACAATTAAACGGGCCAGTCTATTATATAGATCCCGTAACTGGTGAAAAAAAATGTGAGGCAAAAGCTTGCCGAAAAAAGTTCACTATTAATAAATTTTATGTGAAAGAAACTAATTATAAATGGGTCGGTGGGCCTGTTATACATATGTTTCATTATTCATTATGTAACGAGTGCAATATGCTTGGTGCTACAAGTAAGGATAAATCTTTAACAAGTGCAAGCTACAAACGTGGAACTGAAAATAAGGGCGTTGACCCTGAAACTATAGGAATGGAAGTTTATGAAAAAGATTCTCAGCTTTAAAAAGCGTACTTGCCAAGGCGGCAAGGCAAAAACCTCAAGTATGAATAAAACTAAAAGAAGTAGTTTTAAAAAATATCGAGGCCAAGGGCGATAAATAATTAACCGCGGGATGGTAAAACGGTATTACAAAGGACTCATAATCCTTAGTTCCTGGTTCGACTCCGGGTCCCGCAACCACCTATACTGCTAGATACTTAGCTTCGGGTATCCTAGTATGTGTATTTCTACTTCCCAATAAGATAATGATCTTATTATTCATTAGTAGAACAATACAACCTCCACTTGCAGATATCCATCCTGTTTTACTAACAAGGATGTTTTCTTTTCCTACCAATGGATTTGTGTTATTGTAAATAATTTTCTTTTTATTTGAATTTATTTCTACTTTGGATTTTTGTGCTGCTTCAATTATCTCTGGATATTTTTTAGCTTCAACAACTAATTTAACTAAATCTCTTGCAGTACTCATATTACGTTTATCTAAACCCGTAGGTTCATACACAATAGATTCAATCATTCCCAATTGAGTTAATTTTTGATTCATTGCATAGATACATACACCGAACCCGCCAGGATATTGTTCACATAAAGTTTGTGCAGCACGATTGTTGCTGTTAACCAATGCGAGATCAATTAGTGTTTTTCTCGATAATTGTTTAGGTAACGCATCTCTGAGTTTTGTGCTTAAAGGAACGTCTTCGGATAAATTTTGATGAGCATCTAATACCACCATAACTACTAGTAGTTTACTTATACTAGCAATTGATCTTATAAAATCGGGATTTTCGCTTTTTAAAATTTGCCCTTCGGTATCTGAAACAATCCAAGATTTTGCTGTGATTCCGGCTCCGTGGCAAGTGACATTGCCAAGTGCGGATAATACCAAGCATATAAAAAATATACTACGTAACAATCTAATACCTCTTTTACTTTTATATTCATCTTATATTTAACGCCTTGTGAGAATGAAAACTATACCAACAGATAATATCCAAAGTGTGCATACAATTATTACACCGCCCCAGAAAAATGTTTTCATGGGCATATCAAGTAACCAATCTGAGAATGTATATGTTTTTAATATTATTGGCTCTTCTTTTTTATTCTTTGTTACCATTTTGTTCTTGATACAATTGATCTTCCTTTTGTATTCGTTCTTGTTGTGCTTCCAACCATATCAAATGTTCTTTGCTTCTTCGTTCTTGTTTTTTCTTAAGTTCTGCGGGTTCAAGTTCGGGCCATCTTTGTTTTCTTTCATATGAAACATATGACATCATTATTACCATAATTAATCCAATAAATATTGCAAATCCAAAGTATGTGAATTCTTCCATATAATGTTTAATCTTTGCTCTTCTTCTTTCTGCAGCTCGCGCATCCGCTCTTATTTTTTTAGTCAATAATATTTTTTGCTGCCCACCCATCTCTGACATCATTTCACTTACATCGGACCAAAGACCACCTAATTCTGGAGGAGAATCATATACTAACATCTCACGCAATTCAGTCTGCATTTGTTCTAACTGTTTTTTCATTATAACAAGTTGCAAAGCACGACGACCTAAGCTTTCATTGCCTTCATATATTTCTTCACGATTTTTGCGTTCTTCTTCTTCAATAACTGCCATACACTTATTCATGTTGTCAAAGAAGTCACCAAGATAGTTAGCGAGTTCTTGATAT